CTTTAAGATTGATGGTGCTTTAGATAAGGTTGCACAGCTAAACGGTTACACCTTCACATACACTGCTGACGGTAAGAAGTCTGCTGGTGTCATTGCCCAAGAAGTACAGAAGGTTCTGCCTAGCGCAATCATCGAAAGCAAGTTGCCCCTCAAGATGGGTGACGATGACGAAACCGAATACATGACTGTTCAATACGATCAACTAATGGGTCTTATGATTGAAGCAATCAAAGAGCTAAAGGCTGAAGTAGCTGAACTAAAGGGGAAGTAAGATGGCATTACCCTCAAGTGGTCAGATTTCACTAAACGATGTCAACATAGAAATGGGCCTGAGTAGTGGTGCTCAGCTTAGCATGAACTCAGCTATTGTTCGTGGCTTGTTTGACGATGAGTCAGGCCAGATTGCAATGTCTAGCGGCTATGGCAAGGCTAACGTATTTTCCTTCCAGCTCGATTCGAACCTAAGCACCAGCACTATGTCTGCTGCCGCTACTAGCGCAGGGTGGGACGGTAGTTCTCCACTCGTGATGCAGGTGCCGTCGGGTTTGTATACCCGATCCCTCACCGTGGACGTAGCGGGGTGCACTATTGTTAACAGCGGTTCTATGCAGGGGCAGGGCGGTGGTGGTGCCGCTGGGTGGTCTGGTAACGGTGCGAGCGGTCAGCCCGCGATAACTCTGAATGTTTCCGGAGTTACTATCACGAACAACTCTGGCGCTTTCATCGCAGGTGGCGGTGGTGGTGGCGGTATGGGCGGCGGCGGTGGGAATAGTGGTTCCGGTGGCGGTGGCGGCAGTGGTGCCGGTCAAGGTGGTTTTGGCGCTACAGGTTGGACCAACCATATTACAGGTGCGGGAGGTGGCGGTGCTGGCGGTGGCGGCGGTCCTTACGGGGTTGACTGGGCAGGCGGTGGTTGGTGGTATGGATACGGCGGTGGCGGTGGTGGTATTACTCCCGGGTCCGGCGGTGCGGGCGCAGCGGGTGGTGGCTGGGGTGGTTCTGGTGGTTCTGGTGGCGCTGCCGGTAGCTCTGACCGTGGCGGCGGTGGCGGTGGCTGGGGTGCGAGCGGTGGCGGTTCTGGTGGCAGGGCTGGCGGTGCTGGCGGTAGAGCTATCCAAAGTAACGGGAATGCCTACACACTTACAAACAACGGAACAATTTACGGGGGCACATGATGGCCAGTGTTATACGCGTAGAATACGGCTACGGTGATGAAATTTATGGTTCGCTAGCAGATGCCGAAGAAGCTGCCGAAGCGCAAGCAATGCTGCTTAGGGGTGATGTAGATTGGGCTTGCGATGTATCTCTTGTTTCGCCAGGAAAGACGGCGGGGGCATGGAACGTGCTCGGGGACGTTACCACACTGCGGCGGTCAGAGCTGACCCCTGATGATGATAGACTGTTTTCTGTTTGCAGCCGGGCATCTGGTGAGACGGTCACGGGTGTCACTGCCCTAGAACTACGTGATATTTACGACCTCGCTTTCGCGGAGCTAGTAGATGTATGGGGGGTGGACACAATATACCAAACAGAGCTTACACATGAGCCGGTTCCTCGTAGGGGCAATTCGGTTCCTCAGTTCCCGCAGGGGTATGAATTTCCTGTAATAACCGAGCTACCGGTTACAACCACGTTTAGTCCTTACTGATGCTGGGTTTTTCCGCATATGCCGGTAGAGACGCGCTTTTAGTAGAGACAGATAATGGAACAAAGACAATTTAACTTGGGGTATACTAAATAAAGTACTTGACAAAACCCCCAGATACCTGTATAATAAGACTATAGGTCTTCCGGGGGTAATATATACTATATGTATATTGATAAGTATAAAGCAATAGGGGATGGGTTAGTATTATTAACTAATGGAGATATACACTCTAAGTATACCCCTAGTGAAGTAATCTCCTATCTCTTATTGCCCATTAACACTAATAAGATTAGACTATACTACGTAGATGATAAACCTACAGGTCTAATTACTTGGTGCTGGTTATCACCTAATAAAGCTAATCTCTTCCTCAACGATAAGTATACCCCTGTTGAACAGGACTATCAACTAGAAAACCCAGGTAGTAATTACCAACTCTGGGGAATAGAGTTTATAGCTCCATTTGGTCACACACTGAAGATGATGAGAGCTATTCGAGAAGAACATAAAGAACTATATGGAACCACCACTAAGGTCCACTTTCGTCGGTTCTATAATAGGAATAAGTTACATAGAAGGACGTTCTAATGCGTTACAATCCGTATACAGTTCATCGTTACCTGCACCCAAGATCGTCTGGTATGATTGCCTACGGTGGCGGTGGTGATGATGCCCCTGCTGCTGCGGCTGCTCCTGCTGCGCCTACAGCAGCTCAAATCGCTAAATCCCTTGCAGCTACTAAAGCTGCTGCCGATGCTAAAGCTGCAGCTGAGGCTGAAGCTAAACGTATTGCTGATGAAGCGGCTGCTGAAGCTAAGCGTATTGCTGATGAAGCGGCTGCTGCTGAAGCTAAACGTATTGCTGATGAAGAAGCGGCTAAGGCTGCAAGTGAGCGTATGGGTACTTCTGCTATTAACCTACAGGCTAAGTCTTTAGAAGACCCTACCTCTGCTCTTAAGACTGCTGATGTCGCACAGATAGATGCTACTGCAGCTGGTACTAACATTGCTGCTGGTACTGGTGCTCTTACTGAGCCTGCTCCTCAGATCACAGACCCTGATGCTTTCCAAGCAGCTCAGCTTGATCCTACCTTAGTTGCAGCAGACGTAGCCGCTGAGGCAGACAAACTAACAGCTGTTGAAGGTACTGTTGCACCTGAGGCGCTAGCACAAGCTCAGACTGCCGATCCTACTGAGATGGCTGGTACTAAACTTGATGCTGCTCAGATTGCTGAGTCACAAAGTGTTGCACCTGTTGCTCCTCGTGTTATTGAACCAGGTGAGTTGATTTCTGGTTCAGCTGTTGATATGGCTGCTGTAGATGCTGCTATTGATGTCCAAGCTGCACAGGCTACCCCAACTGCTCAAGCTACCGTACAGGGCCAACTAGAAGGTCTTATGCAAGACTTTGAAGGTACTGAACCTCCTGCATGGGCTGCTGGTGCACTGCGTAACGCAACTGCTCAGATGGCTGCTCGTGGTCTTGGTGCTTCTAGTATGGCTGGTCAAGCACTTGTACAAGCTGCTATGGAGTCAGCCCTTCCTATTGCTATGCAAGACGCACAGACTGTTGCCTCCTTTGAAGCACAGAACCTATCTAACCGTCAACAGACTGCTATGTTTGGTGCTCAGCAACGTGCTCAGTTCCTAGGTATGCAGTTTACTCAAGAGTTCCAAACTCGTGTTACTAATGCTGCTCGTATTGGTGACATAGCTAATATGAACTTTACTGCTGAACAGCAGGTTGCTCTTGAGAATGCACGTATGGCTCAAACAGTTGACATTACTAACCTTAACGCTGTTAATGCTAAAGTAATGGCTGATGCAGCTGCTATGTCACAGATGGAGATGGCTAACTTAAATAACCGTCAACAAGCGGCTGTACAGAATGCTCAGGCTTTCCTTGGCATGGATATGAAGAACATGGACCTTGCTCAGCAAACATCTATGTTTAAAGCTCAAAGCAATATCCAAGCTATCCTTAGTGATCAAGCTGCGACTAATGCTTCTGCACAGTTTAATGCATCTAGTGAAAACCAAACTAATCAGTTCTTTGCTAACATGTCTACTCAAGTACAGCAGTTTAATGCTGGTATGGAAGTTCAACGTGATCAATTTAATGCTCAGAATGCTTTAGTGGTCGCACAGGCTAACGCTCAGTGGCGTCAGAACTCAACGACTGTTAATACAGCTGCACAGAATGAAGCTAACCGAGCTGCTGCCTTAGCCGCTAACGCCATGACACAGAGCATGGTTGATGTTGTATGGCAGCGTGAGCGTGACATCATGGACTACGCTTTCCGTCAGTCTGAGAGCGCTAATGATCGTGCTACTAGTATCTTTCTTGCTGACAAAACAGTTGATTTAGCTAAATGGCAAACAACTCAGTCTGGTAGTCAAGCAGACAAAGCGGGTAAAGGTTACATCTTTTCTCGTCTTCTTTTCGGTTAATAGGAGCCTAATATGGAACAAGGTAAATTCGCATACCGTGCTAACCTAGAGGCAGCCCGTAAAGCCCTCCTAGACCGCACTGGAAGCACTTACGCAGGGTCTACTGCTGAACAGCAACTAGATCAACAGAAAGAGGGTCTCATGCGCCCTAAGGCACGTCCTGCTCCTGAGATGGGTGGTGGTTTGGCTGAAGGTGTTGGTATGGCCCTTATGGAAGCCATGCAGCCTGCTGCAGAGGAGACTGCTGTCAAAGGAGAAGGTCTTGAGTCTTCACTACGTCCTCAGACACGTAGCCGAGCAGACAGTGACATTATGAACCGTGACTCAACTATAGGAAGTTTTGCTACTAAGATGAAGCAGTCTGAAAGCAGTGGCCGAGACGATGTTCAGATTACTACTAAGGATGGTCGTAAGATGACAGGCGGCTACCAGTTTGGTGATGCTCGTCTAGCTGACTATAAGAAAGCTAATAAGGCTAAGTTTACTACTGATCAGTTTAAGAACGACCCAGCTTTACAGAGTAAAGTATTTGAGTGGCATATCTCTGATATTGATAAGACTATTGCTAGTATCCCTGGTTCCGATAAGATGTCACTAGATGGTCTACGTGCTGTTGCTCACCTAGGTGGTAAAAACGGTATGAAGAAGTTTGTTAAGAGTGGCGGTACGTATAACCCATCTGATGACTTTGATACTAGTCTTTCCGACTATTACAATAAATTCAAGTAAGAAGGATTAACTAGAATGATTATCCCAGGACAGTCCCTGACTGCTGAGCCAAAGAATGCTCCATATGAAAACCCACCTGAACTTACAACACCTGAAGATGCTATTGAGTGGCACCTAGATCGCCTTACCACAGAAGACAAGGTAGAGGCCCTAGTCGATGCTATGGAGCTTGGTGTTGATGTTGTAACTCTTACTGAAGGTATCCTACGTGGTGCCGTTCTCGATGGTCGCCATAACATTGACATTTCTCTTATTGTAGCTCCTATTATACACGAGTTTATTAAGACTACAGCTGACAAAGTAGGTATTGACTATGAAGAAGGGTTCCCTGACGACTCTGAAGAACGTATTAATGTTAAGTACGTCATTAACTCACGTAAAGCACAAAAGATGTTAGATGAGTACAATGATGAAGAAGACATGGAAGAGGTTACTCCTGAAGAGGATATGCCTATTGTTGAAGATGAGACAGCAGAAGATATGCCAACTGCTCCTGCAGGTTTAATGGCCCGTATGTCCAAACTAGAAGGTGAAGTGTAATGTCGTTTTGGGGTGGTGTAGCTAAGGGCTTTGAAGCTGGTGAAGCTAAACGTGAAAGAGAAGAAGTTCGTGATACAGCGGCGGCTCGTAATGCGCTTCAAGATAAACGATGGCAAATGCAATGGGACCAGTCTCAGGAAACCCTACTGTATAACAAAGACAGAAACAAGAAAGATGACCAGTTAAGGGCTGAGGCTTTAGAGTACGCCAAAGGCAGAAACACACAAGCTGACAACCTGGCAGCTGAAGCTTTAGAGATAAAGCGGATGAAAGAAATACTGAATGGGCTAAACGTTTCCGGTACTACAGGCCGTACTACAGGCCGTACTACAGGCAGTACTACAGGCAATCGTAACAAAGTAGCTACTGCTAAAGAAATACAGAAAGCTAATATTGATCTTAATCTATCACTAGGCGGGGAGGAGGGTTTAAGTGCACTCCCTGACGACCAAAAAGAATTCTACACTTCTGTTCTTGCTGATCCCTCTGCGTCAATGCAGCTTGTTGCGTTTGCAAGAGCTAATAAAATAAACTTAAATGACGTACACAGCTATATGGAAATTGGAGCTGTTGTTGCTGCTCAAGGTGCAGAAGGTATAGCTAAGCTAAAAGCTCAGGTTGCTGACGGTACTCTTAACCTTAAAGGTGAGAATGCAGCAGAAAACTTTATGAAAACCTTTAAAACCATTGCCGAGTATGTACCTGGTTATACACAACTGACCCAGACTTCTCAAATCCGTGATCTATCAAAAGACAAAGAAGGGTATAAGCTAGTTATTACTCGTATAGGCCAGACTCTTAACGCAGAGTTAGCACGTCTTCAGAATTCCGGTGGGGATGCGGCTTCTTTACTGAAGTTAAAAACTGATCTAGAAGGTACAAACGAGTTTAGACAGAGCACTGCGTTGTCTACGTTGTTTCGCATGTACGGTACCGATATTATATCTGAAACAAATCAAGAAGGTAATCCTTACTTTCCAGAGAGCTTAATGAAGGCTAACGAAAATAAGGAAGCCCTCACTGGAGGATTAACTGGAGGTGGCTCTGGGGTACCCTTGGGTCTACAAGATGATGCCAAGGCAGCAAGAGGTACTGGTCGTGTAGATTTTACTAGGAACTTTGCTAATGAAGCAGAAGCTGAAGCCTTCTTTAAAAGCGATAAATCTGTTAAAGCCTTTACATTGGGTGGTGGTTCTACGGTGTACTACGTTCCTACGGAATCTGGTAATGATGTCAAGGCAGCAGGGGTTACTGATCGTCTAGACTCCAAGGGTGAAGGCTTTGTAAA